GTACAATTCTTGAAGAGTGTACTTATGTAAAAGATTGCAATTCGCGATTAGGAAAACCCTGGGCCAAAGACCCAAGGTAAAAAACCTAATGCGAAATCTTCGACACAGTATACTAAACTTTACAACTCGCGCAAGCGAGAGCATTCCGACTGCAACGGAAATGCTTTTTATGCATTCATAACCCTTCCTCAAATATAAGAGAACATAGGCCTGGCTGAAAGGTATAGCGTCAAGCTATTTAGCCACCTTTAATGCCCACTCGTGACTAAGTCACGGTGGGCGTGCTCGTGGATGTGAAAATCGTTGGACAGCACAAGAAGTACAGACACGTAAAATCCGGACCAGCTCCCACATATGTGGTAACTGTATTGGTCGTAGACGTCGTCGAGTTCTGTTTAACTAGTGCACGAAGTTCAGCACCCTGAATGTCTGTTCCATCATTTGCAGAACCGACCAGGTAACTCCCTGGAACTACTAGACTAAAATTGTAGTTGTTGTAGTCTGGGATGTTAAAACTGATCGAAGCATTTGTACGGTTAGACGTAATTCCCGAGCCACCAAGGCCCGACGCATTCAACAAGGACGAAGACGCGTTCATCTCACGATTATTGCGACTGGTAGTGGCACCCGTTAGGGAACCATTATACAGTTGCAACCAACGCGAAGCTGTCGAACTATTGATGTAGTTCGTGAAACGTGCAACGTTGATCTCATCCAAAAAGCCGTATGAATCGGTAGAGGGTGTGCAAACATAGTTCACACTTCCTCTATAACCCAAAAACATACCGGCGATGTACGGAATATGTGTCATGGGGCTGTAGATGTACTGATTTGTACCTGCAGCCGCGACAATGTTGTTCGCGGTAAAATTGGACGTGGTGTAACCAGGTGTAAACGGCATGCGTTTGAATACTTTACGTACCCAAAGCTTGTCATAACCTGTATTACTCGGGAATGTGTCAACGTCGAAAAGGACGTGACGATGTAGGATGTTTCTTAGCGATCCCACGCACTCACCAAAGTTCTGCCCGTATCTCTCGGGCAGCGTCACGGTGGGTGTTCCAATAGTGTACTTCGACACCACGACATTTGTTTTATCATCTGCCTGTAGTGTGAAGAAACTTGGATTTACATTGGTATTATCTGATCCGATATGTCCCGACGGATTGGCGAATTCAAAGTTCTCGCCACCTCGAATGAACACAAGGAGGTTGATAGCACCTGCTGCTGGGGCGGTCAGCGCGGTAAGCACACGCAATGTGAGCAAACCATTATCCACCCCGCTCCGGGGGGCCAAAGAATTACCGACAGTCCAGTTATCCTGAAGAGTCTGATCCACCTTCAACCAGGCAAGAGCCTGGTGATATGGGATCGTAAACTCAATGTCATCTTCCTCACCAATATCAATAATTTGGGTGTAGACGGCATTTTCAGGAGCATCGACCGCCGAAATATCGGCCTTAGGGTCATACGACAACTTCAATCGTCCCTTATGGAACTTCGTACAAACAATCTTAACGCGGATGATAATGTCACCGCGCCAGTGCTCAAACAAATTCCCAATATAGGACAATGGTGTGTGGTATGTTTGCTTACCAACGACTGCTGAGACGCTGTTCAAGACGTCATTCGCTGTCTGTTGGTAAGGATTGACACGCATGTTCCAAAGTTGCGTGCCTGCTGCGTCTGTCGTGGACCAGCTGGTCTCAGAAAAGAAACTCTCTTTTGTCTTAAGATAAGCTAAAGAGAGCTCATCCATGCTACCAATACCATGTGGGGATGGATCGATAGCTAACTCTTGTTTTGGATCGAGTGTGAGTTTCTGAACTGGGGTCCCAATGTGCGCCGAAGCAAGCATTGGACCATTCATGGGTTGATACGGCACGACGTTGTCAATCACGGGTGTATTCGTGTATCCAAACATTGTAGCGATACTGGACACTGCTTGTGCACCTATTTCAGTAGCTCGTGCAAAACGCCCTATAATGGGCACCTTACCTAGCATAGCTGCAATTGATGCAATAGCAGAGGCCGGTCGCGAAACGGGACCAGTGCCATACTCATCACCCTGCAAAGACAGGGATGTAGTAGAACCCATGAGGTGAACGTCAGTCATCCACGCATAAGTGCGAATGGTAACTGCGGTAGACCCTCCAGCAACGGCAACTCTCAACGGCGTATAAATGACGTAATTAAGAGTGCCCATATCTCCGACATCAGCACTTGACGTAATGTCCAGCCAATTCTTATGGTAGAAAAAAGGCAAAACCATCTCACCACCGGAATTGGCCTGCGGATAAACAAAAAACCCAGGTTGCTGGGAGTACGAATTCCGCGGACCAGAATTGAAGACACCGGCAGTAGCAATCTTTGAGCCCATCAAGCCCTGTAACGGGGCATAACAGGCACGCAGCGCTCCATATTGAAAGGGAGTGCCGTTAAGCACAATCTTAATGTGGAGTTTGCCTCTCAAGAAAGCGTAATTGTCAATCTTCTTCTTAATCAGGGTGTTGTTGAGAAATGCCAGCCACGGTAAAATTGTGGTTTTGACAGAATTCACGTCACCCGTGGTCCATGTGGTTGTGTCGATCAAAGTCGGACGTGCCAAAAACCTCCCCAAGGAGAGGTCGTCAGTATTGTCCACCAATGCGACCGTATTGTCAGAGGTAGGTGCATCGAGGAAGACACCTCCTTCGTTATCGATAAATGTGACAGTCTGTGAGTCCACAACAGTGTCTCCAATCTGCTCACGATCGATCACGGCTTCACCCTCTTCAAATGAAGCATCAGCTTGAAGCTGAAACAAAACACGAAACTTACTCTCATCATATAGTGTGTTGACCATAAGATAAGGGGGGGTACTTCTGGTGACTCCCTCAACACTTTTTGTTTCTTTTCTCGTATTTTTCTGTGACTAATGTATTACATGCAGGGGCCAGCCAAAGCCTATGCACGTTCGGGAGGTTCGCCCTTTGAGGCGCGCCAAAATCTGTCATACAGTTCCTCCCACGTTGGCAGTGTGGATTCTCCCACATAGCAAGAGTACGGCTCTTCAGCCAATACTTGCTTGAAGAAGTTGTGATGCTTCTGGAAAATCTCTCTCCCGTAGAAGAAATATTCACTGTTAGCACTTGAGATCACAGCCACCATCTGGGCATACTCGTCAATAGATTTCGACGGTAGCCACATGGTCAGTGATTTATGGAGGGATGCTTCCTCCAGAGGGCACAAATAGGTGCCTACATCCTCATCAAAGCGCCAAGTGCGCTTCAAAAAAGAGACGGACGCGATATCCACGAAGGGTACCGACTCAGCCTCTTTATCAGCCATGGTGTAACCCACTCCGATATCAGCCAAAGCTGACTGAATTGCGGTGTGATTGAACCACGGACATGTTGGGGCAACGCCCATGATGTTGTCGTCGCCATACGTGAACAGATGCACATCCTTTTTAAAGTTCGTGCACCTACCGTCGGCACTGAGAGTAGCGTAGCAATAACGCATATACAGGCTGTTCACCAACGAATTGATGATAACAGTCAGGGGATGACCAGACGGATTCGTTCCGAAGAACTCCACCAGGTCACCATTCATGTTGACGAGGGGGAATGCGATATCTTCCCCAATGCACAACAACTCACGCAGCTCACTCTCTTCAAACCCTGCTGCTTCGTAGATGGTAATGATCACCTCAAAAGCTGCAATGATGAAATCGGAGAGCATCCGCTTGTCGTACTTGCTGTAGTCCCCGGCAACGATCTGATCCTTGCCAAAGGCTGTGAGGTAGTCGTAAATGACTCCCCATTCGTCTGATTGGCACACAGTGCCAGGTCCTGCTTCAAAAGCAAATTTGTTGCGCTGCACCAATCTCACAAACGTGAGAAGGCGCATGCGCACAGCGATGCTCCAATCAACAGGTGCTCCGGTAAAGACTCTCGTCTTACCTTGCGCTACTTTTTCAAGCGCTGTGGGCTCATCCTTAAGATGCCCTGTGTAGATCGGGTAGGCACGTTTTCCAGCAGCATACGCTGCATCGATTACGTCCACTCTCTCCCAAACTGCTTCATCGAAGTCTATTCCGTCGGGGTAAACTTCATCAGCAAAGTGGGTGAGAAACCCTTTCTTCGATTTGTTCCATGGAAAACCCATAGAGGAATTCGCATTGAGTCTATCAATGAAAATCACTCCTGGCAATCCATTCACGCTCGCGCGTCTTGAAAGGAACATCAATTCTTTCTCCCATGCCTCCGGCAATTCCCGAAGGATGTCAGCAGCAAAGGATTTCACACAGTGGGACAGTCTCAACTTGTCGTGAACGACTCGTGGTTCGACCATCTCAACAATGTTCTTCTTCCAAGGGAGCCAACCTTCCATGCACGGTTTCCCATGCTGGATGGTACACTGAAAGTGCTCCTGCATCACCTTAGTAAGTGGTGTGGGTCCTACTCGACTCCGTGGTCGAGGCCTAAAACCGGCAAAGCTCCCGTAGATGTTCAAGACACCTGTGGGGAGATACCTAAAAAGGCTCCGGTGATGTGGTTCCACGAGGGGAACGGGCGTCTCGCCAAGATGCAGTTGTGGTTTTCCACCACCCTGCACTTCAACCTTGACACCAAAAACTTTCTTGTGGTCGGAGATCATCGTTTCCAATCTCTCCAACGACACATACATGGTGCCGCAATGGTGCGAGTAACCTAGCGTGTGAATACCCACAACGATCACTCCTCTTGGTGTGTTAGCGAGCAACAAAGCTCCACAATCACCAGGGCGTGTGTCCCGCGGGCCTGTTCCAATATAGACTGTGGGCGAAATGCCCAGAGCTTCAATCGGAAAACGCTCGGACTTGGCAATGCCAAACACTTCTTGAGTCTCGGTGGTGCCGTCTTCCACACGACGCACTACTGTGCCACGTGTAATATCGATGGGCTTATCCGACCAAAACTTGGTAATGTCCTTAAAAGGCGGAAGAGAACGCACCTCAAAGATGCACAGATCATTTTCGCGATCGCGCACCATATCAACGCTCCGAACACGAAGTGTCAAATTGGGCGTAATTCCCTGGGAACGCGTTGTTTGCACCACCGTCACATCAAAATCATCAATCCCTTCTCGGAAAGCGTGGTTATTGACGAGACAGTAGTGTCCGCGCACAAACACGGCACCAATGCCACATTTGTATGGTATGCTAGTGCGACTTGCAATTTCTAGCCGCACGCAGTTGCGAGAGAACAAGTCTCTAATTGTCGCACTTGACGCTCCCACTAGACTCTGTGAGGCTAATGGGACATCGAAGGTTGTCAACTCCATCGTTGGATTGTACCACACGTTGGCGCGAGCCTCTTTCTCAAACTGATCTTCAGTTGTGCCATAGACATTCCCCTGCTCCTCCATTGGAACAGGCGACTCTTGGCCTTTTTTCCACGCTCTTCTGTGCGTGGTGTGCGCAGACTAAAGTACAGTGCTGCGCCTGAAGTCAGTGCCGCTAGACCGACTAACAAAAGTCGCCAATTGCGGTCAATGTTTTGGTAGGAGTTTATTCTACCGAGAATCTGCATTTGCAGTTCCGCTGGGTACCAACCCAACACGTGTCGAACAACAACGCCTCGAAAGAGACGATAACGTGCTGTCCACGTGATAAGGTTGATACACCAGGTCAATCGCAGCCAATACATCATTGCTGACACACTGCCATTGTAGATGCACCTATGCAGGTATTGCATCCACGTCTGAGTGTTAGACTGCACTTCCATCGCACACTCGCAATGGGCACTAACAAGTTTGCACAAAGGGCACACTCGAAGTGCGCTCATACCTGTGTCGCAGGTCATGCTCTTGTCTTGCGTAGTCTCGTGTTTGAGACTTTCTTCCCCGAAATACTTGAGGAATTCACCAGAGTTGGTGAAAGTTTGCACATCACCAAGTGTAGCACGATCGCGCTGCCCATCGAAGTGTGGAAGGATCTTCTGAACTTTAATATTCCAAAAGTCAGGAAAGGCGTCCACTGTCTCCGGTAGCTTTGCTGGATCGATAAACCGTTGGTTCTCGTGAAGGTACTCCTGTTTGGGAGTCACTTCCACCACAAATGGCAGACGTCGCCGGACAGCCAGGGGGCACCAAAAATACTCTTGAGCGTTCAGGTCCTTGGCATTTGATGTCGCAACAACCAATTTAGCCATAACTGGTGTCTTGCCCTTATCTTCGAGGGCTGCTTGAGGTGGAACGTACGGAACATTGTTCACGACGTTCAACATCTCCTTCAGTGTGGGGTCAACCTCACTGGATTTGCTTGGAAGCAAGAAAGCGATGTCATCTAATTGGATGCACCATTTGCTGGAGTCGAAATTGCTCCAGTATTCATCTGCTGGGTTGCGGACGTAGCGATGGTGGTCACTAGTATCGAGGCCATGCAAACTACCGTAGTAGTAGTACAGCATCTTTGTGAATGTGGATTTTGCCACGCTCGAGCAACCATGCACAAGCACACCAAAAGGAGCTCTACGCTCTTTTTGTGATGCTCTTCGCGTCAGTTCTGTATTCTTCAACAGCTGAAGACTCATGAGTTTCCTCTTGAGAAGCACGCTGTCTGTACCAGATGTTTTGTTTGTGTATTTGGCGTAAGCCTCTCCCCGCTCAACAAGGTCGTTGATGTCAGCCACATACGAAAAGTACGTGGTTCCATGTGGGACCAAGTTTGACGAAAAAGGCGCCAAGGCCAGGATCTTATCGGCCTTCTTCAACCACTCACTATATGCTGATGATGAATGGAGGAAGACTGAAATGTCTCCTGTTTGCTTGAACTCGTACACCCTCTCACAAATAAAGAGCGTGGTATCCATAACGGACAACCACAACTCCTTCCTCGAAGAGAATTGCACAAGCAGTGCTTTCTGTTCAATTTTCGAGTACTCCTCGTCAGAGAGAGTAATCCCAAATTTGGTGAGGAATCCCTGAACCATCAAGAAGGAGTATAGACTCACAACTTTCTGGACAAGTGGTGCCTCGTTGGCTCTTTGTACGGAGGTCAGCCCGCCGCGTAAAATGCGCAGAAAGTCACCGAAGTTATCTCCCTGGACGTTTGTTGGTGGCGCAAAAAGCCGATCCATCACCGCGCGCACAAGCGACTTACCGGTGAACAGACGATACGCAAGTTGCGTCAATTTATAAAAATCGTCTGTGTTGGTACATTTCTTGTACCAATGTGTCAATTGAACAAGATGTTCAATTTGGTCCCCGAGCCATCTGAGGACGTCGTCTGCACTCTTCCCACCTGAAAGGTGTTCAATGTGCTTGCGTACATAATGCACGAATACCTGATCGTTGCGGCACTCTTGTGAATCTCGCGACTCTTCTGAGTCGTCCGACTGCAACCTGAAAAGGCTAGATTGGTTCTTCCCCAATAAGTGGTTCTCAAGGACCACGTTATGTGACAAGTACAAGACATGTGTTGTCTGCACTTCTTCCAGGGCATTCTGCCTGGGAAATTCGATACCCTTATGGTATCGTTTCACTTGCATAGACGCATCCACAAACTCAACTTCGTCACCGAAGAAGTTCGTACAATGCACCTTAGAAGCTCCATACCCCCACTGCTCATGAGTGGTGAGTTGCTTCAAACTGTGAATGGTGGAACTGACCAAAGTGGCCACTTCCTTCATCTTACCAACGCTGGTTCGCTTATCATCTGTATGCGCCATTTGGCGCGCTCGCTTTTGAAATCGGTTCATCATTGGTTGTATTCTGATTCTTGTATGACGTATTATTTCACCCAGTCAGGGATATCTGCAAACTGTGCAGAACAGTAATCTCGACTTCTACGTGATTAGTAATTTGTTATTGTCATCTTGGCATCAACAGTCCAGGACAAAAGCCTAGGGTGCATCACTCGCGCATACGGCGCGAGCTGCTCAAGTATCAGTAGTGTGAACATCATAGATTGCAGTGACTACTAATAACAAGGTCATGAAGTGTGGAACCGGTGTATACCATTTCCAAAACTCCAATAACAAATGTTTTCTACCGTACAATCGGTAAGGACTCATTTTTATTTTGTTTTTACTGTTTTCTCTGTTACGACTACAAAAATCAAATTTTTATTTGGTTTTTCTTTGACATATATAAAAGGGGATGGATATTTAACCTAGTATCCAAAGGTATCGACAAAAAATAATCTTTTAAATTTAGAATCCGTGTAATAGCGTAGGTCTTCCTCGCTACATACTGCAAAAAGTCTTCCTAGTACATCGTGGCCTTTTAGTTATTCGCAGCAGTCCGTCTAGTTAACACTAAGAACGACACAAGCTTCGGCTTCTACTGAAAGGTCTTCCTGGTACCATTAAGGCCCTCTAGTTATTCAATAAAATCGAAGGCATTGTTAATTCCAAATCCAGAGGGTGATTAACCCTCCTATGGTGCGC